CGACGAAGCGACCGTGCGTGTCGTCCCACACCATCGACGACATCGCGGACGGTGCCACGCTGAGCACGTTGGCGTTGTCGCTCCACGTGTACGCGCCGAAGGCGGTTCGAAGTCCCTTGTAGACGTTCCTCGTGTTCGTCGTCACGGCAACGTTGCCGCCGGACGCCACTGCGACCGCGGTCAGCACGCGACCCGCGCCGAGGGAGGCGGCGAGGTCCGTCCAGTTGCGCCCGTGGTCGTAGCTCACCTCGAGGAAGTCGTTACCGCCGTCGCCGATGCCGAACCACGCCTGGTCGATGGGCGACCACGCGCCGCGCTTCAGGTTATGAGTGGTCGGCGAGCCGGCTTGCCAGTTGAGGGCTCCGAGTTGCCCGCCGAGGTAGACCGCGCTGCGTGAGGTGTCGATGGCCTCGCCGAGAAATGCATTCATCGCCCGCGGGTCGGTGAACATCTTCGGTGTGAAGAACCGGTCGGCGGGAGCCTGCCGATGGGCCAGCCCATCCCACGGTTTGGTGGGGGCAACGTAGGTGCCCTCGGCGAAGGAGGGGGGATCGTTCGGGCGGCCGCCGCTCGTCATGGCCGACCGTCTATGGCGACGGTACCGCCACGGATGCCGCCCACGCGTTCGGCGGATCGCTGTTGGGGACGTACGACCAGAGCTCGGCGGACGCGTGCACCGCGTCGCCGTCGTAGCCCCACACGCAATAGGTGTCGTCGTCCGGCGTGTAGACGAGGTGCCCCGACGTGCCCGCAGCCTTCGCTTCTCCGAGCAGCTTCGCGACTGCGTTTGGTCCCGGCAGGTTGGCGATCTCGATGCTCCACCCTGCCGGGTAGCTCTCCGCGTAGTGCGGCGTCGTTCCGTTGACGGCAGCCAGCCGGGCGATGGCGATCAGGTCGACGGCGCGCCCGTTCGACCGGTTGACTCGGATGCGAAGGCGCACCGCGACACGAAGGTCGTCGTCGTTTCGACCGAGTCTCGCCTCGCCGACCATCTTGCCAATCTTCGTGAGCAGGTCGCCCGTCGCCGTCTCGAGGTTCATGCGCGAGAGGAGCAGCCAGAACGCGTTCTCGGCTTCCTGCTTCCGCGTCGAGAGGGCGCCGACGAGGGCGCGCAGCTTCGGTTTCTGGTACTTCGACGTCAGCCGATCCTTGTCGCGATCGACGTAGTTCGTGATCTTGGCGGGCGACGGCACGCCCCCGGTCTACGTCACCAGAGGCCGGCCTTCTCAGCTGCCTCGGCGGCCGCGTCGTAGTCGACGGCGCGGGTGCGCTGGTAGTTGATCAGCTGCGTGACCGCGTCCACGTCGTCGTCCCACGGCCCGGTGGGGAACGCGACGAGGGACTCGACCAGCGCGAGCGCCCAAGGGATGCCGAACGGGAGGAACAGGTGCTTCCCTTCGACGAATGGCTGCGCCGCGTACACGCGCGCGACCTTGCCGCCGTCGGGCTCGACCTCGACGATCCCCGTAACGCCTTCCTTCTCGAGGGAGTTTTTGATCGCGGGGCCGTTCGCTTTCGGCTCGAAGAGCATGTACTCGGCGGTCGGGCGACGGATGCGCATCGCCTTCACTGCCGCGATCGACTCGACGAAGTCCTTGCGGTCGCAGTCTCCGTCGGTGAGGTAGAGGTTTCCCATGTGCATCCCGCCCGCGTAGCCCGCGACCTTGCACGAGGTGTTCGTGTCCTTGAAGGCGAAGTCCCACGACTGCATTTCGGAATGCAGCGACTCGGGAAGCTGCACAAGCTCCGGATGCCGGCGGTCGGGCGTCGGGTCGTACCACTGGATCCATTCGCGCTTGATGATGTTTCCGCCCTCGGGAAACGGACGCTGCTGCAGCTGCGCCGCAGCGACCCTCGACATCATCTCGCGCTCGAGCTCGGCGACCGCGGCTTCGCTGTGGCGCTCTGGCCAAAGCAGCTCGCCATCGGTCGTGCGCGGATCGTCGGGGTACGCGTCCTTCACCTCGTAGCGCATGGGTAGGCGCACGATGTGCCACCCCCCCTGTGCCTCGAAGTATCCCGCCATGTCGTTCACCGCGAGCCGCTGCATGATACACACGGTCGTCACGACGTCGGGCGCCCCGCGCGAGACGAGGGTGTTTCGCCAGTAGTCGATCGCATCCTGCAGCGCTTGCGGCGTGACGTTCTTCGGCTTCGTCGGGTCGTCGATCGTCTTTCGCTTCGGGTGATTCCCCGTCGCCTTGCCGCCCGTCGACGTCGTGAAGCGCCAGCCACCTTGCACCGACTTGTGCTCGGTCGCGCCCGCGTCGTCGGGGATGTAGCAGCGATCGCCCCAGCGCTGGCGGAACTCCTCCGACCGAACGATTTGCAACGTCTTGCCCGCGTCTCGCCGCGTCAGCTTGTGATCGAAGCTCGTGTTCAAGAACGAGTCGGACGGGTCGCGAATCCAGCACCACGCGGGCCAGAACACGTTGACCAGCATCGACTTCATGCATCCGGGTGGGATCTCGATCACCACCTTCCGCAACTCGCGCCGCTGCACGCGCTCGAGCACGTCGCAGATGAGCTTGATGTGCCAGCCGTCGACGAAGGGATCGGCCTCGACGAGGTGCCAGGCCCACTTCACGAACCAATAGAACGAGCCCCGAAGCCCGAGCTCGCGCTCGAGCTCCCAGAGCTCGGGCTCGACGACGGGTGCGGGGCTCGCTTCGGTCACGCGGCGTACTTCGCGACGACGAGGGCGCGGATCTCGGCGGGCAACGCGGCGAGGGCGCGGTCGGCCTCCTCGGCGCGGGCTCGGAGATCGGCGAAGGCCGCGTCGATGGGATTCGCCTGCGTCTTGGCGATCCCTGGCCCGACGGGCGCGGTGCGCTTCGTCGCCGGCCGCCGCTTCGTCTTCTTCGCCGCCGCGGGGAGCACGCCCGGCAACGCGAAGATCACGGCCTTGCCCTTCCTTCCCTTGGCGATGACGCCTGCCGTGAGCGCGTTCTCGATCGAGGCGCGCGTAGCGCCCGCCGCGGTGAGCTCCTCTTTCGTCTTCGGTCCGTCCGCCACCATCGCCGCCATCTCGTTCGGTGCTTTCATCGGTTCCTCATGAGCGGAATCGATCCGCTCGGTTCTGTCCTTCACCACGTCCAAGAGAAGATCGAAGACGTCGCGATCGAGGCCCATCGACTCGGCGGTCGCACCTGGCGAGTACCGCGCGACGAGCGCGTCGACGGCCTGCATTCGCTCGGCCTGCTCGTACTGCTCTTCGGGAGAGTCGATCGTGCCCCACCGTTCTAGCGCGCGCGATCCGCGCTCCTCGGCGGTCGAAAGGAAGCGCAGCCCGAAGGACTGCTTCAGGTCGCGGAAGACGTTCGGCTCGACGCCGGCGCCCTCGGCCGTGAGCTCGGGATTCGCGCGGATCTCTCGCAGCACGCGATCGCGCGTCGCCTGGTCGGCGCGAATGCGAGGCAACTTGATCGGGCGGCCCGTGCGCGTCGCGAGCTGCACGTGGTGCTTGATCCACCACGCCGCGTGCGTCGAGAGCGCGCCGCGTGCGGGGTCCCAGTCCTCGAGGGCTCGCGCCATGCCGATCGCGCCCGCCTGCAAGAGGTCCTCAAGCGGCTCTTGCGACTTCTCCTGGCGCGCCGCCTTCGTCACGAGCTTGCGGATCAAGCGCTCGCGGTCGCGTAGGATCTCCTCGAGCTTCTCTCGCCGACGACGATGCCGTCGCTCCTTACGCCAGGAGACGACCTTCGCAAAGATCGCCGCGGTGCTCTCGTCCACGGATTTGCATCATGCTGCAAATGATGACGCCGTCAACGTGTTGGCCGGATGACCAACATGTTGGCGGCGTCAACAAGCGACCCGGAACCGGTCCGGACCCGACGACTAGGACGTAAGGTCCATGTACGCGATGGACTTCGGCTTCGGGATCTTCCACCCGCCGTAGCGGCCTTCGCACTCGACCTTGTACATCAGCCCGCGCTGCTGCACCGGGTGGGTGCGGAACTCCATCGGGATGACGACCTTCGCGTTCTGCGGACCTCGCTCGAACGCCATCACGCGCCCGCCCGTGCCGTTGTTTCCGGCGAGGTTCAGGCGGTTCCACTTCGCGAAGGTGATCTCGGGGAAGACCTTGCGGAAGTAGTCGAGGATCGTCGCCTGATTGAAGTTGTCGAGCCGCTTGGTGCGGATGATGCTCCACTCGGTCTGGGGGAAGAGCACGAGGTTCGTCTCGTGGATGCCGTTCGTCGTCGTCTCGATCGTCTTGATGAGGTTCTCGACCTCCGCCTGAATCGTCGCGACGGACGCCGCCGACCAGACGCCCGCCGCGTCGGTCGCGTGGGTGATGTTCGCGGCGTTCGTGATGCCCTTGATGCCGTTGGTGGCGGTCGGGTTCCATCCGAAGGCGACGAGCTTCTCGAGTCGACGCTCGTAGACGTCGCGCGCGGCGATCGCCTTCGCCGTGTCGAGCGGCATCAGGAGCTGGCCCGCCTTGCGAAGGTCGTGCACCGAGTAGCCGAACGAGGAGCGGATCGGGATGACTCGTCCCATCTGCTCGGTCGACTTGACGTCGACCTCCGGCGCATCGTCGGCGTAGTCGTCGACGACGTCGGCGTCTCCGATTTCGTCGATCTCTTCGTACGCGTGTGCGTCCGCCCACTCGGGAACGGTGCCGTCGATCGGGAAGAGCGACCGCCATACCGGCGGCAGGTAGTTCTTCCAGATCGGAGCGGCCTCGACGGCGAGCAGCGAGCGGGCGACCGTCAAGGTCTCGTTCGCGTCGATGCGCTCTCCGGCGTCTTCGAAGATGCGACGCACGGTGCGCTTGATGACGACGAGGGAATCCTCGCGTCGAGCGCTCCGCCCTGCGGTCGGCATCGGGAGGTGATCGGGGAGCTTGCGGGCTGCGGTCATGGTGCGTCCTTCGTCCTTCGATCTGCGATCAGGTGAGGTTCAGGGTGACGACGCCGACGCCGGCGATCCCCGGGTCTTGGCGGAACTTCGCGCCCACGTCGGCGATGCCCGCGTCCGCGCCGGCGCTCGTGGCGGCCGACGTGAACTTGCCGCGGTTCGTCGCCGTGACGCCGGCGCAGTGGACGTTCGCCGCGGTCTGGATCGTGCCGGTGCCCGCGGGGCCAAGCGCGACGCCGATGGCTCCCTTGCGGAGGAAGGGCACGAGCTCCCCGATCTGGTATCCGTCGCTCAGCGCGCCGGCCTCTCGGGTGCGCTTCGCGACCGAAACGCCGGCGAACCGCGGTGCCGTGACCGCGTTGCCCTGGGTCAGCTGGACGCCCGACCGGTCAGCGTTGAACTCGATGCCGCGCCCGTACGGGATGACCTCGAGCGCGGCACACGACTCGATGTGCGTGTCGTTCCGCGAGGAGTAGACGACGCCGGGCTCGATGACCGGGCTGTCGGAGCTGTAATCGGTTTGCGGCATGGTCAGTTCTCCGGGCCCTGGACGAGGCCGTGTCGGGGGTCGGGGTTCATCCACTGGTTCAGACGCCGATCGTCGAAGTCGGCGCGCACATCTTCGAGGCTGAAGTCCTCGCCGAGCTGCCCATCGGCCGCGTCGTCGCGGTCCGTTCCGCCCGCTCCGCCGCTCGCGCGGTTCACGTCGGCGAGGCTCTTGCCCGCCTTGATCGCGCCCTCGACCGCTCCGTCGAAGCGCGAGCGAACGTAGTCGTCGCTCCGCCCGTCGGCCTTGAAGTCGGCGTCGGCGGAGGTCACCGCGGCGACCATGATCTCGCGGTTCTTCTTGCCCTTGCCGTCGAAGCGCTTGCCGGTGATGAGCGCCGCGCCCTCGAGGATGGCGACGCGCTCTTCGGCGGCCGCGTCGAGGCGTCCCTGCTCGCCGTCGGCGGTCTGCTGCGCCTTCTCGGCCTTCGCCTTGAAGTCGGCGCGCTCGGTCTCGACCTTCGAGAGCTTCTGCTCGAGCTCGGCGATGGTCTTCTTCGCGTCGTCGCGCTCCTTGCGAACCGACGTAAGATCGGCGACGGCTGCGTCGAGGCGGGTCTTCAGATCTTTGTTCTCGTCGCTCATGCCGCGCGGTCTAGCCGCGCTCTCGTCGGCGTCCTCGACGAGCGTCATCGATGCACCATCGAGACGCATGCGCACCTCACTGCCGGCGCGTCCCCAACCACGCGGGCCGAGCGCGACGTGGTTGTATCGGATCTGCGTCTGCCGGGCGTCGTACTTCTCGCCCTCGTACGTGCCGGACTCGTCGACGAGGACGACGTCGTACCCCATCGAGACCTCGTCGAGCTTGCCGCTGTCGGCGTCCTCGAGGGCGTCAGCGCGCGAGAGCACGAGCTGCGCGGCAACGAAGCGCCCGTCGCGTCGCGCGTCGCGAGCGTGACCGACTGCGTGCGTCTGGTAGTTCGCGGGCGTCACCTTGCCGGGATGGCCGATGGTGACCGGCGCGTCCTCGAGCGTGCCGAGGCTGTCGGCGTGGAAGACGTCGTCCGGGTGCCGGAGCTCGCGACGGATCGATCCGTCCTGTCGGCGGTACTCGAAGACGCCGACACGCGTGACGTTCGCCGTGATGCGCGCTCCGCCCTGCGGCGTCCGCTTGTCGCGTCGGATTCGTCCGCCAAAGTCAACGCGGGTCGTGCGCTGGTCTTGTTCGTTGCTCATGCGCCGCGGTCTACGTGCGTCGCCCCGTAGACCCGGGGCATGGCGCAGATCACGCGTAGCGACCTCGTGAACCGGTACCCCGAATTCGCCAACGCGGCCGCAGGTCTCGTCGCGTCTCAGATCACCGCGACTTACGCGCTTCTCGACCCGGACTGTTTCGGCGACTTGCTCGACGAGGCCGCCATGCAGCACGTTGCGCACCACCTCGCGATGGGTCCCGCCGGCAACTCGGCGAAGCTCGTCGCGAAGGATGGGACGACCGTGTACGGCAAGCGCTACGACGTGATCGCATCGGCGTGCGGCGCCGGCAAAGACCGGGTGACGTGACCGCTCGCGTCCGCGTCAAGGACAACGGCTACGATCGCCTCCTGAAGACGGTCGAGCGGATGCAGTCCGCAACGATCACGGTGGGCGTCCACGCCGACAAGGGGCAGGCGCAGCACGCGACGAAGTCGACCGGCGAGAGCTCGGCGCACTTCACCCTGATCGACGTCGCGATTTGGAACGAATTCGGGCTCGGCGTGCCGGAGCGACCGTTCCTGCGCGGGTGGTTCGATGCGTCGACATCGGCGAACCGCGACACGATGGCGGCCCTCGCGAGGTCGGCGATCAAGGGAACGCGCACGCCCGAGCAAGCCATCGAGCTCGCGGGAGCCCGCTTCGTCGGCGAGCTGCAGCAACGGATCGCTCGCGGCGAGGGCGTGAAGCCGAACGCGCCCGCGACGATCGCGCGCAAGGGGAGCGTCGTGCCCCTCGTCGACACCGGGCAACTTCGCACCGGCATCACCTACGTCGTGCACTTCCGGAGCGGGAGTCAGTAGAGAAAGATCGCGTCCGTGAGCGCCGACGAGCCGGTCTTGTAGACCTTCGTCACGGAGATGGGCAGCACGCCAACGGGCGCGTTCTTGAAGGTCACCGTGCCCGCGCCCGCCATGTCGACCTTCAGGTCGCCCGACGTGCCGAGGTAGATGCCGCGCACGGGGAGCGCCTTGCCGGCCTTGTCGGTGAGCGTCGGAACGGCGTCGGCCGCCGAGATGTCGATCGCCTCGGCGCTCTGCGCTGCCATGGTGGCGCGCCGTCGCAGTTCGTGTCGCTCGCCCGGGTCGGTTGCTTCGGCCGTCATGCTGCGCGGTCTATGCCGCGCGGTCGTCGCCGCTAGGCGGCGATCGGCAAGTCGTTCCCGATGTAGCTTCCGATGAAGTCGCCGATGGTCTGATACATCGCCGGCGACGGGTGCGTCCCATCGAAGAGCTGGGCGACGTCGTTCGGGTTCGTGATGAGCCCGGAGATGTTGATTCCCCGGAGCCGAGGGTAGGTGCCCTGGAGCGACGCGATGAAGGCGTTGAAGTTCGTGAGGTGGGCCTGGAGCTGGATGTGCTGCGACGAACCGGCCGCCGTGAATCCGGACGCGGCATCGGCCGGGTCGTAGCAACTCACGATGTACATGCGCGGCGCGTTCGGGCGCGTCGCGAAGAAGGTCGAGACCGCGGTCGTGAGATCGGTCTCGAACTGCGCCTTGGTTCGGCCGCCCGCTCCGAGATCGGCGAAGTCGTTCAGGCCGTACGCGAGGAGGAGATTGGTGTACGGACCGCCGATGTTTGGCAGCTGGGTCGCGAGCGATCCGACGCGGTTCTGGAGCCGCTCCCCGCCCGTGCCGTTGTGCTGCGAGTCGTAATCGTTGTACGTGCCGAGCGAAAGTGGATACGCGCCCGCAGTGACGGATCCAGTCCAGATGAATCCCTTGCCGAGCGAGTACGACTTCTTTTGTGCGGGCCGTCGCCAACCTTCGGCGTACGCGCCGCCCGCGCGAGCTCCGGCAAGTACCGAATCGCCAAGTCCGTTGAGAACTCCTCGGGACTTCAACAGCAAGGATGGCACGCTCGACACCGTCGGCGCTCCGGTACGCGTGAGGCTGACTGCGCCGGCGCTCGCGTTCCACGTCGAGCCGAGCGCCTGGTACGCCGTCCAACGATGGATCTCACCCGAAATGGCCACCCCCACCGCTTTCGCCGCATCGGTCGCGACTTGGGTTGCAGTGAGCTGCGACGAAGAGATCGCCACCTCGACGAGCGAATGGTCGGTCGTGAGAGTGCCATTCGACCTGGAGCAGAGAGACAGGCCTTCGCTTGGCGTGTTGTACGCCGTGTAAGAGAGGCCGAATCCTGCGGTTACGTAGCCCTTTCCAGCCTCCCACCCGTCGAGGTACCAGCGCACCTTTGTGCCGTCGAACACGATGTGGACGGTGAGGATCTGCCCGACCATTTCGGGCAGCAGCATCTTGATGCCCACCTGCTTCAACGCGCCGTCGACGCCGACCCACAGCACGAGCGCGGATCGCCCGTCGGTGTTTGCATCCTGCATGCACAGGAGCCATCCGCCGCCCGCCCACGAGTGCCCGGCGATGTGCTGTAGACCAGTCCCTGAAGGAAACGCCTCGACGCGGAAGCGGATGCGCACGGTGCCGGGCGTCTCGGAGAAGAAGTCGAGCGCTCCGCTCGCGTACCGATCGCCCGCCGATGCCGCCTTGACCGCGGTCGCCATGACGACGTTCGCTCGCCCTCCGCCGAAGCCGAGCCCGATGCCGAGCGACCCGAGACCGAGCCGGCAGTCGATGGGCTTCGGGTGCGCGATCCGCTTCTTTTTCGGCTGCCAGAGCATGAATCACCCGGGGTTCGAGAGGGCCTTGATGTCTCCGCGGCAGCGCACACCATTCGCGGCCGCCACCTGCACGAGCACCGTGCCCGTGCCCTGATCGAGCGAGAACGTCAGCGCCCACGTCGTCGAGCTCGGGCGCTTGGCGAGCGCCTCGACGTCGTCGACGTCCGAGAGCGTGCCGCCGATCCGCTTCACCACGTGACGTGCAGCGAGGAACGCCTGCGCGTTGGTCGCGTTCAGCTTCGCGGAGACGTACGCCTCGATCGCGACGATCGAATCGTCGGCGACGGTGATGGTTGCGATCGTCGTCGGCAACGAGCTCGCGAGCGTGACGTCGAAGGACCCGTCGCCGATCCCCTCGTACACCTGCGGAATTTCGCCGAAGGCGTACAGGTAGACCGCGCCGGACGGGTCGCACCACCCGATCACGTTGGTTCCGCTGACGCACGCGGGATCGCTCTTGCGGACGAGGGATCCGTCGCTCTTCACTCCGACCTCTTCGCGCGCGCCCGCGCCCACGTTGACCTTCGTCGGGTCGAGGAAGCCGCCGAACTGCACCACGATCCGCGTGTCGGCCGCTCCGCCGGTCACAGCCACTCCGGCGAAGCGCTCCCCGCCCGTTCCGTCGGTGAGTCGTACGGCGCCGGCGTCGAGGGTGACAGCGCGATAGGCCGCGACGAAGGCGGCCCCGGTCTGCACGGTCGCGGGCGCGGCGGGACCCGCCACGAAGGCGCGTCCGTCGACTCGAAAGGGATTCGCCATCGTCATGGGGTCTCGGTGCCTTCGGGATAGGGCAGGCCCCCGACGCCGAGCACGTTGCCCGTCCCCTCGACGGTCTCGATGATGCCGTCGCCGGTGTCGGTCACGTCGTCGCTCTGGCGCATGCGAAGGGTGAGGTCGAGCGCCGCGGTCGGCAGGGCGCGCGTGTCGACGCTCCGGTTCGGCAGGCGCACCACACTGCCCGTGTCGACGACGGCGCAGCCGCAATCGGCCAAGAGGCGGTCGTGCCACTTGGGCGCCGCGTCGAGCCGAGTGCGGATGCGCTCGAGCACATCCTGCGGTCGGAACGCGTTCGCCGGCGCGTGGCTCTCGTAGAGGACCGAGAGGGACAGGACGCGCGCACCGTTCGCGAGCAGTGTCATGTTTCCATCGGCGTCGCTGGTCTGGAGCAGGTCGTCGGATCCCTCGTTCTGCTGAACCGAGAGGCACGAGATGCGGAGGATGCCGAAGTGCACCGGGTCCTCGTCGCCTTCGACCGGCGAGAAGATGCCGCCCTCGTCGTCGTCGTCCCACGCGACGACGGTGTTCGCCGGCAGTCCCGAGATGGCCAGGAAGAACGCCTTCAGTTCGGCGACCGGAATCGCGATCACGACGTGACCGCCACGCGCGAGGTATCGAACGTCGCCATCTCGTCGATCGCGGTCGGCAGGTTCACCGACGGCGCGGGGCTCGCGACGAAGTCGAGTGTGAACAGCGTGACGTCGAGCACGCCAGCGACCGCGAAGGGCGCGTACTTCAGTCGCAGCGCGATCACGTCGTCGCCCGGCTTCTGCGCGTACAGCTCGCCGGCAGCGACCGCCGCCGCCTTCACCTGATCGTCTCCGTCGCTCGGATAGAGCTCGGGGTCGACCGTGATCGTGTACGCGAGGAAGACGGTCTTCTGCACGGCGCGCGTGAAGCCGATCGCGTGCACGTCGCCGTCCTCGTCGGTGACGTTGACGCTCGTCGCGCCGTACGCCTTCATGCCGCTCGGCTTGTCGCCCCAGATCGCCGCCACGATCGCTGCGTTGTCGGCGCTCATCGCGACGCCGTCCCAGATGATGCACTCGAACGACTTGCCCGGAAGACCATCGACGGTCGCGAGCGTCGTGTTCTCCCGCAGTCGAACGCTCTGCACGCCCGGCACCTTGAGCAACTTGGCGCGGATGGCCGGCAGTGAGCTCGCGCCCTGGTCGGCGATCTCTTGGGCCTGCCGCAAGCGGTAGGCCGGGTCGATCTCGACGAGTCGGCCGGGCTCCGCGTCGAGCGGGTTCGTCGCCACGGTGAAGCCTGATACCGGCGTCGTGATGACGGTGAGCGTGCCAGCGTTCGCCGCGATCGGGCCCGGCGTCGGGGGCTCGAACCGGACCCCCGTGACGACGCCGCCGGGGCTCGTCACCTGCGCCACGTTCGACCACACGACATCCGAACCGGTCGCGTTCACCTTGAGCGCGCCGATCGCGTAGGTCCCCACCGCGAGGGTGCAGTCCACGAGGACGAAGCTCTTCGCCTCGCCCTTGCGAGGGATGCCGCGAAGCGCGCCGACGGCGTCGAGCTGGTCGCCCTCGGCATTGTCGGGGTCGAGGCCGTCATAGATCGCCGTCACGAGCTCCCAGAGCTCGGCGTCGGAGCCCGCCTCGATGCCGACGACCTGTCCCATCGGCTCCGCGTCCGATAGGTCGAGGGTGGCGTCGACGTCGGCGAGGATCTGCGCGACGTTCTCGCCGCGCACGTCCTCGGTCGTCTTCGGGACGAAGCCCGTCGGGGTGAGCCCGCTCACGTTGCACCCGGCGACGGAGTGACGACGTAGGGCTTCCCGAGGCCGCCGACGATGACGGCGCCGGTGTCGTGCTCGATGCGGTAGTCGACGTCGAGCTTGCGTGCCGCTCGGTCGACGATGGCGACGGTGAGGTCGAGAATCCGACGCACGCCGACGGTGCCCTCGATGACGCTCGCATAGATGCGCTTGATCGCGTCGAGGTCTGGGCTCTTGACGAGCACGTTTTCGAAGAGCGGGAAGCCCGCCGACGTGTCGAGGAACCATTCGCCGCGGACGAACTCGAGCCGATCGTCGAGCTTCTGCGCGGTCTCTTCGGGGCCGGTCAGGCGCACCGTGCGGCCGTTGACGATCTTCAGGTCGCCGTCGGTGTCCAGGGCAAAGACGCTCACGGACGGCGGTCTATGCCGTCACTTCCCCTTGAGGAGCGTCGTCTCGATGGGGTTCGTCGGGTACTTCAGGGCGAGTGCCGCCTTGATCGCCGCGAGCCCCGTCTCTTGCGGCGACGGAGTGCACGCGAGGATCTGCGTGATGACGTCGGTCAGCGGCTCCCCTCGGGCCAGGTTCACCGTGAGGGACGCGCCCACCTCGACGTGGGTGCCGCTGATGCGGATCTGCTGATCGCTCCCCTCCTTGCCGATGACGAGCCCCGCCTGCCTCGCTGCCGCGTCGCCGGGCGGATTGCTGTCGGGAGCAAGGCCGGGCGTGCAGAACGGATAGCCCACGCTCAGGCGCCGGGAATCGACCGGCTCGGCCACCTCGCCCGACACGCGCCACTCGCCGATCGCGTCGCTGCAGAAGTGCACCGCCACCGTGTCGCCGACCGCGAGCACGCCTGCCACCATGTAGCCGTTGAACCGCGGCCACTGCACGGGCATTTCGGGGAGCGTTTCGATCTCCTCGTACTCGCGATCGCCGTCGTCGCTCCATCGCGACACCTTCACGGCGAGGCGCACGTCGGCGAGGTTCTTCGCCGCGTCGTACGCCTGCACGATGCCCGGAAGCGTCGTGTAGACGCCGTCGAGCTTCGCGCGCACAGCCTTTTCGATGACCTCGACGCGGGACCGGGGGAGCGGCATGCCCGAGGTCTACTTCGCGAGCCGCGCGCGAACGGCGCAGTCCTTCGCCTCGAGGAGCTTCCGAAGCGCGACGGTGCGCTCGGGGTTCCGCGGGAGCGTCGTGACGCGGAGCTTCGCGAGCTCGCCGAACGGACGCGAGATCTCCTGCAGGTGCGGCGGGAGGTGCTCGTACGCGAAGAACTGCTCGATGTGGTCGGGTGCGGTGGCGCTCATGCGCCGCCGTCTAGGCGGTGTCGAACTTCCGCGCGTGAATCGTCGCGTACCAGGGATCGGCGTCCGTCTGCCCCTCGTACTCGACTTCCTCAATGCGGTAGGCGCCTTTCAGCGCGAGCGAGTCGAGGACGAGGGAGCGGCCCGGGTCGAGCCCCGGCATGATGAGACACTTGCAGGTCACGATCCCCTTGCCGTCCACGGCCGGCGAGCCGACGAGCCCCGTATCGCTCGAGAGCTTCACGCTCTCGCCGGGGAGCACCTTGCCGCGCTCGAGGACCTGCAGCGCGCCGCTCTGCACGCTCCACTCGAGTCCGGCGCTTCGCGTCATGTCGTTCATCGCGTCCGTCGCCGCGCCTTGGATGACCGTCGAGACGGCGACGAGCGGACTCTCGCCCTTGGCGACCTGAGCTTTGATGTTCCCCGGGGCGGCACCCAGCGCCTTTTGCATGCTCTGCAGCACGCCGGCGGACCCGGTCTTCTTCGGCACCGTCGTCGAGACCCTCGCCCCGGGCACGCCCGCGCCGTCGAAGGACTGGATCCGCGTCTCCCACGTCGGCCCGTTCTTCGTCGACGCCGCCGCGCGGAGCTCGCCGCGGAAGATCGCGAACGTGTCGAGCCCCTGCTCGACGCCATCGTGGTAGCCGACCTCGAGGACGACGAAGAGCCGGCGCGCCCGCTCGAGCGCCTTGCGCGACGCCTCGGCGAGGTTCCACACCACGATCTCCGCGCGGTTCGGCTCGCTCTTCAGGTTCCGTCGCACAACGAAGCGCATGTCGATCTCGGTCGACTGCATCGCCGTCGGGCCCGACGAGTCGCCGACGGTGAGCTTCCACGCGCGCAGGTAGCGCTCGCTCACGTCGTCGCCTCGCGATAGAGGAGCTCGACGCGCCTGCCGATGCCGAGCTCGCCGAAGTTTGGCGTCCTGTCGTCGCCGGACGAGACCGCCATCAGGACGCCCGGCGGCTTGCGCGGATGCCGAGACCGGTTGAAGAGCGGCCAGTTCGTCACCACGCGCGCGCCGACCGCGATCTCGGTCCCGTCCTCGGCGAGCAAGTCGAGGTAGAAGCACGCGAGCCGCTGCACGTACCGCAGCCGAAGGAGGTACGTCACGCCGTCGAGCGTCGTGCGCGTCGTCGTGAACGCCTTCGTCGAGTCCACGGGGATCGTGAGGGTGGCCATCAGAACTTCATCCAGTCGGGCAAGGCGTCGGTGATGAGCGCCAACCCGCTCGTCTTCGGTCCGCTCGCGGGAACGGGGTGCTGCTCGCCCTTCGAGGTCTTCAGTTGCCCGCGCGGCTCCTTCGGCTTCGGACTCGCGACGGTCTGCGACGACACCACGCGGATGCGCCGCAGGCTGATCGAGATGTCGCCGCCCTTGCCGTTCTTCGCGGTCCGCTTGATGGTCGCCTTCTCGATGACCATGCCGCTGTAGTACCCCGTGCGCGTCGCGACATCGAAGCGCACGCCGCCGAGGCGCAGCTCGTCGAGCGCCGCGACCGTGTCGGCGAGCACGTTGCGATCCTGCGTGAATCCGAAGACCGTCGCCTTCACGCCAGCGAGCGCGGGGTTCCGCCCGTCGTCGAGGTCGATCGTTTGCTGCGTCGCGCCGTACTGTGCCGCGATGCCGTTCGGATCGTCCCAGTCCATCGGCGTGTTCGACACGCGCACCTCGAGGCCCACGAGGTCTTGCTTCGGCCGCACGTGGTCGACGATGGCCGCGCCCTCCTCGACGTTGTGCTCGGTCACCTCCGAGGCGCGCTCCTCGGTCGTCTCCATGATGCACTCGAAGGCCATCGAGCGGTGCGTTCCGCTCTCGGAAAACTCGCCCGTGTCGGCGTCGAAGCTGCGCGCCGTGCCGTCGATCAGGAAGTACGCGGTCGGCGACGTCATGGCGCGAACCCGTTCCCCGTCGCGATCGCGTCGTAGTCGGCCGCGCTGTCGTCCACCGCAGCCACCGCCGCCGCCGTCTTCTGTCCGACCGCCGTCGGGTCAGTCGCGCCGCGCGCGTCGACGTTGACCTGCACCTGCTTTCCGCTCTGGTCGATCACGGTCGAGATCGGGCTGCGCGTCCCAGGCGCCGCCGTCGGCGTCGGCGTGTTGAACTCGAACGACTGCGCGCGTCGAATCGTCGACGGATCGACGCCGACGCCGGTCCCCGCGTCGTCGATCGTGCGGCCCTGCTCGTCGGTGCGCACCTTCCCAGCGGCGACGTCGGCGCGCCACTGCGCCATCTCCTCGGGCGTCATCGTGGTGCGCTTGATCTTGATGCCGAGCAGCTTCGCGGCCCACTGGTACGCGGACTTCAACGCGTCGACGACGGCGTCGATGTCGTGAAAAAGCGTGTTGAACTGCACGTTCAGCGGGCCGATGTTCACGCCCGCGACGCTGTCCAGCCGCTGGATCATCCGACCGAGCACGCTGTCGCCGCCCTCGATCGTCGTGAGGAAGTCGTCGACGACGAGGGCGATCAGGACGAACGCCGCGATCGCCGCGATGATCTCGATGTTCAGCAGGCCCCAGATGATGGCCGCGCCGATCGCGACGTACGCCAGGTACTCGAGCGTGTGCTTCAGCACGTCGCTTCGGTCGTTCAGCTCGCGCAGCCACGTCGCCGCGCTCTGCACCACGTCGACGAGCCAGCGAATCGCGGGGAGCGCCTGCGCGACGATCTCGGCGCCTAGGTTCTTCGACGTCACCGATAGCCGGTCGAGCGCGTCGTCGGCTTCGGCGAACGTCTGGATCGTCGACGCTTTCAGGCCGCCGCCGAGCTTCTGGAATTCCTGCCGAAGCTGGGCGAGGCCGCCGCGACCTTGCTTCAGGAGCGGGATGAGCGCCGCGCCCGAGCGCCCGAAGAGCTTCATCGCCAGTTCGGTGCGTTGTGCGTCGCTTGGGATCGCGGCGAACCCGTCGGCCACGCCCTCGAGCAGGTCGGGCGTTTCGCCGATCTGCCCGTTCGCGTCGCGCACGTTGACCCCAAGCTTGGCGAACGTCTGCGCCGCTTCCGCGTTGCCGTCGCCCGCCTGCGCGATCGCGCGCTGGAAGAACTTGAGCCCCTGCGCCGCCTCCTCACCCTCGACGCCCGTCAACTTCGCCTGGTACTGGAAGAGCTGCAGGTCGTCGGTGCTCACGCCGAGTTGCTGCGAGAGGTCGTTCAGGCGCGCGACGCCAACGATCGTCTGCTCGACGAACCCGAACGCCTTCGTCGCCGCGAACGCGATCGCCGCCTTCGTCGCGAAGTCGCCGACCCGCTTCTCGAGCTCGCCGATCTGCGAGTCCGCCTTCTTGAGCGTCCCGAAGTCGACGTCGAACGAGAAGCGTGCGAGGAGCTCGCGAAGCGCCGTGGTCATCGTCCGGGACGTCTAGCTTTGGCTTCCCTCTTCGCTCGCTCTTCCGCGACGCCGTGGACGCGCTCGATCTCGTCGATCACCGCGTTGGCGAGGGCGACGTCGTCGAAGGTCCAACTCGACCGAATCTCTCCGAGCGTGACGGGGAAGTGGCCCGAGAGCAGCACGCGCCAGACCCAGGGGTTCGCCCCCTCGGGAAGGTTCAGCCGCTCGTCTTCGGGGACGAGCTTGCGTTTCCGGGCTTCTGCGTCGCGCTCGGCAGAAGCCCTACGAAGAAAGGGCCGTAGTTCACCTCGAGGCAGAACGCCATCCAGAGGAGCATGTCCGGATACTTCGCCGCGAAGTGCTGCCGCAGGCAGTCCTTCAGGAACGGCGTCGTCCCGTCGGATCGGTGAACGCGCGTGCGCTTCGCGAACGCGTTGCGGGCCATCCGGAAGTCTTCGACCGAGAGGCTCTTCACCACCCCGACGACGGCGCCCATGATGTCGCCGGCGCCGACCTTCACCACGTCGCCGAGGAGCTCGGCGGGGGTCGCCTTCGGATCGGCCCCGCCCTGCCCCTCCGCCGCCCCGCTGGCGTCGCTTTCGGCCGCCGACTTCGCCGCCGCCACGGACGACGCGATCGACGCCACAGCGCCCGAGAGCGCTGGTAGGAAGTGCTTCGCGAGGACGAGCATCAGCTCGCTCCCCTCGTCTCCGTCGAGCGGCGTCACCTCGTAGAGCGCGCCGCCGATCTCTCGCTGTTGGGATTCGATGGTCATGCCGCGCCGTCTAGGCGCGCACCGCGCGGGTGTTTCATGGGGCGAATCCACCGGCGCCCGTCGTCGGCTCTCCCGACGCACCATGCCCGCGCTGCACGCGCGGGTGGTCTACGCGTCCGCGTCAGATCGAGCTGTTGCCGCCGGGGAAGAACGTGTCGATCTTCGTGACGGTGAACGTCCACTCCAGATCGCCCTTCTTCGAGCCGTACTTCGGTTCCGGGTCCTTCATCGGCACGCACTTCGCGCCCTTGAAGATCGCTCGGCCGCTGAGGTCCTGAAAGAGGAACGCGCCCACGCCGCCGGGAAGGCCGCCCTGGCCCTTCGCCGCGAGGAACTTGTTCCGCAGTCCGGCGAGCGCATCGTTCCCGCTCGAGGAGCCGGCGAGCGTGACCTTGACGGTGGCGCTTCGGTTCTCGAGCACGTTGGTCGTCGTCGAACCGTCGGCGCCTACCTCGGTCGAGGAGAGGTCGCCGTTCATGGTGATCACGAGGTAGTCCGCGTCGGCCGGAAGGCCCGAGTCGATCGGGATGCCGGCGATCACCAGGTTGCCTTGCGCGACGCTGTAGACGGTGTCGGTCATGGTGGTTTCCTCACACGCTCACGAAGCCGCGGACCTGGACCATCTCGATCGCTCCATCGAGCGTACCGCCCCAGTCGAGGCCTTTCAGGAGGCGGTTCTGTTTGTCGACGGGGCTCGCGGTGGCAACCTTCGGCTGCACGACGAAGGTCGACCCGGGCGCGAAGATGCTCGCCGCCTCGCTGTCGACGAGCGTTGACGAGAGCTCGCTCGCGAGGATGCCGACGCCCTTCTGCGTGTACGGGACCTTCGGCAGCGACACCTCGACGCGGAAGAGGCGCGTCTGTACCTGGTCGTCGTTGTAGGCGAGAGCGCGAATCACGTCGACGTGCTCGCCGCTGCCGACCTTGCCGCCCTCGGTGACGTTGCGCCCCTTGACGCGCGTGTACGTCGTTCCGTTCTTGCCGAGGATCGTCGAGCGCATCGTCGACGTGAGCTTGTTCGCCGACACGCCCGCGAGTTGCTTGAGCGCCCAGGTTTCCTTGCCCGGCACCGGGGTGCCACCGAACGACACACCCTGCTCGGCCGCACCGGCAAATCCCATCGTGTCCGTGTTGTTGAAGATGACGTGCGTCTGCCGGTACGCGGCGGTCTGCACGCTCGCGATGACGTCGTTCGTGACCGTGTTGTCCGCCGCCGTCGACTCGCTCGTCTGCGGCGTGAAGAGCTTCTTCGCGGCTTCTGCCCACGCGGCAGCGGCGAGGATTTCGGCCTTCGACTCGCTGTCGATCGTGAGGCCGTACCAATCATCATCCTCGAGGGCGACCGCCGCGAGGTCGGTCGCGATCCCCGGGTCCGCCGTCGTGTCGGTGAGGTAGATGTTCTGCCGGTCGGTGTCCCACCAGTTGCGGATCGAGAACAGCGACCCGGCCGCCGAGGAGATCGTGACGGTGTCCGTCGCCGACGTGGCGCCGACGCCTGCGAGCGGATCGACCAGGGCCGCGATGTCGGTCGCGACGTTCGTCGTGGTGCCGCTCGTGACCGTGTATTCGATCGTCGAGACCGTGCCTTGGTACACGACGTCGAAGATGTACTTGGCACCGACCACCGCCGAGAGGCACTTGAGCTTGATCGTCTTCGTCGACTGCAGCGCGCGGCGCCCGATCTTCACGGAGCTCGGCGCGGGCGACTGCCCGAAGATGCGCGAGGCCGCGAGGTAGGGCGCCTTCGTCGTGAGGAAGCCGTCCGACACCATCTCGGCGAGCGAGGAGTACTCTCGCACTCGGTTGGTGAACGCGACCGGCACCTCTTGCGCGAGGATGAGCGGGACGCCGAAGCCTTCTTGCTGCACCGACGCGGAGGAGACCGTCGTCGACGAGGAGATGATGTCATTGATCGACATGTCGCCGGCTGGTCTAGCCGTCGCGCGCTGCCTCCAAGTAGGCCGCCGCTGCATGGAGCCGCGCGGTATCGTCCTTCGCGATCCCCAAGAGCAGGTTGCACGGTGTGCAGAGCAGGCCGCGCACCTTCCCGGTCGCGTGGCAGTGGTCGACGACGAGCTGCGCTCGGATCGTTTCGACCTCACCGCAGATGGCGCACCGCCCCTGCTGCTGCAGTACGAGTGCGGCGTACTGTTCGTACGTGACTCGGTAGCCGTTGCGGCGCTGTGCCGCGACCTCGAGTTGGTACCGGCGACGATATTCCTTGCCTCGCGGACTCTTCTCCCAGGCCTTTATCTGCGCCCTGCGCTCTGGTGTCGTGGCGAGTCGCTTTCGGTTCGCCACGGCTGCGGGCTTGGAGTTGTTCCAGAGCACCGAGCACTCGCGCGAGCAATACACGCGACCTCTGGGTCCAGCGTCGAATGCGATGCGGCACCGACGGCACTGCGCTACGTTCGTCATGTGACCTCTCACCAGGTTGCCGGGCGCGGGACCTGCCAGGGTCGCCGCGCCGTTCACTTCAACGTAACCACTCAGCTCGCGAAGGCGATCTCTCGCACCGCCTCGAGCAGCTCGGGCGGCGACTTGCGCCACGGGAGCTCGCCGGCGGTCACCTCGTGATCTGCTGCAGCGTCGAAGAGCTTCTTCGTGAGCCACGTTTCGAACGCGTCGACGATCTCGACCTCGTCGAGGTCCACGGCGATGGTCAGCTCGGAGCCCTTGTTCGCGCTGTCGACGACGACCATGCCCGGGTCGAAGACCGCGACGAACGCTTCGAGCGCCTGCGCGCGCTGCTCGGCGGTGAGACCGTGGATGATGCGCGCCGCGATCGCGAGCTTGCCGCGGTTGTGTCGCACGCGCGCGACCGCGGCAGCGACGGTGCCCGCCGTGGGGCGGAACGCGATCACGCCGTCCTTGTCGGGCGTCTGCAGGTCGCCGCGAGTCCACGCACGGTGCAGGTCCCAGAGCTCGTCGTCGTCCTTCGGCACGTAGCCGTGCGGCCGTCCCGTCACGCTCTCGCGCCACGCACGGAGCTCGCCGATCGTGACCTTCGTTGCCGCCTCGCTGCCCGTCTCGCTCGTCTTCGTGGGTTCCATGGTGGTCTCCGGTCTACGTCGTCTTGCGGCGCGCTTCGACGGCTCGCTTCCGTCTGCGCTCGTGTGCTTCCCAGAATGCACGCTCCTCGGCGCGAAGCTTCCGCTCGCGCATCCGACCGAGGATGGCGTCGATCCGATCGGTCGGGCTCGGGCGCGCCATCAGCGCGTCCCTTCCGCCGTCGGCGGCATCGCCTTCGCCTCGACGACGACGGGCTCCTCGACCACCTGCACCCGCTGCCGAAGGCGGTGGTACGTCTCGAGCTCCTCGGGCGAGAGCCTCGAGAGATCGACGCGCACGTTGATCGTCGGCGCGAGGATGATCGGCGCCTCCTGCTCGAGGTGGTTCAGCCGCGCTTGACGTTGCGCGTTGCGGCTCTGGGCCTCGAGGGCGCGCACGCGCACGGCTTCCTTCTTCGTCTGCCCGATGATGCCGCCAAGCGAGCGGTGCACCTTGTCGTATCTCGCGTTCAGCCGCTCTCGGAGCGTCGTCGCCGACTCGACGGGAAGCGCCTGCACCCGCTTGTCGATGAGCTTCATCACGCCCGACCGCGTGCGGTAGCCGAGCTCGGCGGCGATCTCTTCCAGGCTCCAACCCTCGTTTCTGAGGTCGCACGCCCTCTTCGCCTTCTCGCTCAGAGCGATCGCGGCAACCTGGCCCTTCGCGGTCATCGGCGTTCACCCATGGCGGAATGCCTCCGACCCACGTCTAGGTGTTTCCCGTTTCCCGATTTCTGGGAAACACCCCTGTTTCCGGAAACGCCGAGGAGGGATCGGGAAACCAGGCCGTTTCCCGTCTCCCTCGTTTCCCTACGGGTCCTTTGGACCCTAGGGGAAACGGTGGTCGCCGGGGAAACGCCCGTGGTGTTTCCCTCCGCCGCGATTCGGCCAAGTTGGGAAACGGTCGGAAACGGTGGGAAACGGTAGAAGAGAGGGCCCGTGGAGCACCCGATTTCCGTCGCGGTTGAAAGTCGGGCGGACATCAGATAGCCCTCCATCCGCCGCCGTCAACGACGACGAGCGAGCCTGCGAGGAGCTCGTCGAGCATGGGGCCGACATCGGCGCGGCGCACGCCGGATTTCTTCGCGATGACGTTCGCCGAGGCTCCCACGTTCGCCTTGACGGTCTCGAGCACGGTGCGGCGACGTTCGATCCAGGCAGCGGCAGCCGCTTCGGCGCGCTCGCGCTCCTTCTCGACGGCCTGCGCGGCTTTGTCGACCTTCGGACGCCTGGCGGCTTCCTCGGCAGCCTTCTCGGCCTCGAGCTCTTCGAGGTGCACGTACGCGACGCGAACGCCGGCGCCGTGCTTTCCGTTGCTGTCGACGTCTTCAAAGCGGAGTGCGAACGGTTCTATGGCTTTCGCGGTGAGGGCCGGCGTCTTGGCCTGCACGACGCGCACGGGCTTGCCCTTGCCGCCGCGCTGCAGGATGAAGACGGCGCCGCACGCACCCGCGATCGAGGACGAGCCGCGGATCTGCTCGAGGGGCTCGACCTCGACTTGTCGGCCGTTGACGTTCTTGGCGGTCTTGCCGGCGTGGTGAATGACGAGGATGGTGCAGCCGGTCTCTTCCGAGATGGCATTCAGGTCGTAGACGATGCGCCCGATCGCCGGGTCGGACTCGGGCACATCGCCCGCGGCCCCGATGAGGGCGTCGATGATCACGAGGACCTTGTCGCGGCAGAACGCGCGCACGGTCGCGAGGCCGCCCTCGTCGTCGAGCTGGAGGCGAGGATACTGGACGACCTCGAGGCGTCCGCGCAGGGCCGTCCAGTCGAGGCCCATGCCGTTGGCGAGACGGTGGTAGCGGATGCGCGTGTCGAGCCACGGCTGGTCCCAGTTCAGGTGACCAACGATGCCGGGCGTGTCGATCTTGAAGGTGCCCCACGCGGTGCAACCGGCAGCGACGGCGAGCGCGAGCGCCTGCGCGGTGAGCGTCTTGCCGGTGTAGCTGTACCCTGCAATCATCGCGGCGCGCCCGGCGATGAGGCGCAGCCCTTGCGAGAGGTACGGCAACACGTCGGGGATGGGCGCGAAGATTTCGTCGACGCCGCGGACGCGGAGCCGAGAGCCGTCGCGGTTCGAGATGTCGGCGAGCTCCTGCGCGCCTCGCGCGAGGTAGGCGTCGGTCGCGCCGTAGTCGAGGTAGCCCTCGGTCGCGAACGCCTGCGCGGCGGCGATGGCTTGGCGCACGCGCGCCTTGTCGGAGATGATCCGCGCGTACTTCTCGACGTGGTCTTTGTGGATCGACGGCGCGGAGTTGAGGATCTCGGCGAGGTAGGCCATCCCGCCGACCTGCGCGATCCGGTCGGTGTCCTTGAGGCGCGCACCGACGAGGAGCACGTCGAGGGGCTCGCCGGTCGCGTACACCCACACCGTCGCCTCCCAGATGAGGCGGTGCTTCTCGCTGTAGAACTGCTCGGGCCGCAGCCAGAGGATGTCGCGGATGCGTCGCGGGTCGATGAGGCACGCCGAGAGCACGGCGACTTCGGAGTCGAGATCGTGCGGCGGCGTTCGCCCGTTGATACTCGGCGGCTCGCGCGGCGGGAGCGCGACCACGTTGGAGCCTCGACCGCGTCGGTTTCGGGGATTGGCCATCACGTTGCGCTCCACTCGAGCTCGATGCGCACGCCGCGGACGGCGCGCTTTCCCGGGGTCCTCGACTCGTAGAAGATCGGCACGCAGCTGGGCTTCATGCCGCCGATCGAGAAGTTGCGATCGTCGAAGCCGAGCACGATCGCGCACGCGTCGCGAACGTGCTTGAACGACGCGACGAGGCCGTCGTCGTCCATATGCCCAGACGAGATGCGGACGAGGGTCACGCGCGAGGGACGCGCCCGCCCAGCGACGCCGGCCTGCTCGAGCGCAGCGCTCGCCCACTCACGCGCCTTCTTCTGCGCCGCGCGCATGCCCATGAGCGCGCCCGGCGACATGCCGCGGAAGCCCTCGTTCGGACGCTGCACGACGAGGTCGAGGTAGACGTCGACGCGGTGCGAGGCGGCGACGTACCAGCCCATCGCCTTCGGGCGCTTCGTGTCGGGTCGCATGACGTCGGACGCACCCGGCGGACGGTCGGCGGGGCCGAGCGGCTTCGCTGCCTTCACGCTGGCAGGTGCGACCGCGTCGAAGAGCGCGTCGAAGAGGCCGGGCTGGTTCATGCGAAAAGGCTCCTCTGCGTGTCGAGCGGCAGGCAGTGCGGAGAGAACCAGATGCGTTCGCTCTCGCGGTTGTCGTTGTCCTCGGCCGCGTAGCCGCGCGCGGCCTTCCACGCGTGGCACGTCCACGACGCAGGCATCTCGTGCTCGCCCTCGTACCCGCAGAGCGCGATGCGAAGGTCGGGGTCGTCTCCGTGCTCGAGTGCCCACTCGCGCACCTGCGCCGAGATGGCCGCGTCGTCCTCAGCGTAGAGGTACGGATCGCGGAACTCGAACGCGTAGGGCGGGTCGAGGAAGACCGCACACGGTCGGCGGCCGCCAACGTTCTTCCCCTTGCCAAGCACGCTCGGGCCGAGCACACGTTTCCAGTCGCCGCAGGCAACGCGCACGCGACGCAGACGGGCTTGGAGTTCGTAGAACCACTCGACGCACGGCGGCGCCGCGACGCCGTTCAGACCACGATCGTTTCCGAGGGACGGAAGATGACGACCGCGCGCGTGAACGCCTCGCCCGTTGGTGAGGTCCGGGCGGTTCACCTCCGCCACGCGGTTGTGGCCGCGCTGCGAGTGAACACCCTTGCCGATGCCGTCGAGCTTCGGGTGCTTGTGGTTCTTCGGCTCGACGCACCACCCGCCACCGATCCACATGCAGAGTCCCCAGACCCACCAGCCGGCGATCTTCACGTCGTAGAAGTCGGGATCCACGTGCATCCGCTCGCGGAACTCGGCCTGGTTCACGAGCCACTTGTGCCGCGCGTGCATGTCCGCTTCGTTGACCGGCCAGTCCGCGTGGCGCGCGACCTCGAGGGGTTCGGCAGCGACCGCGCGCCAGAAGTTGCAGTTGTGCGAGGCAAGGCCTTCAGCGATGAAGGTCTTCGTCGTGGTCGCGAGTGCAATCACCTCGTGCTCGCCGAGGTACTCTTTCGAGACCAGGCCAACGGCGTTGTGACTGCGCCCGTACAGCGAGCACTGAGGTACAATCTCGATGAACTTGCGCAATAGCCGCTGCGGTCGCGCCAACATCAGCAGGCGCATCTGCTCTTTCAGTCCACCGCGAATCGTGATCCTGACGCACGTCTTCGTGGCATCGCGTTGGTAGTCGAAGCCGTTGGTACTGAGCCACCTCTCCGCCTGCTCGAGCACTGATCCAGGGTTCTGCGACAGGATGATCGACGGGGACGGCTTGCTGATGACTGAGCCCTCGCCATCGAACAGACCGGCAATCCAGCCAGCAGCCCACGTTTCACTTCGATCGGTGACCGTGGTGAGCTTGAGCACCCAGCTGCGCTGGGTCGCACGATTTGCGACTAGGTTCTTCGTTTTGACCCAGCGCCACCCGCGTCCGCCCTTGCCGGTGCGCTTGGCTCCCACGAGCCAGCAGTGGTCTTCGGAAGCAACCACGGACGTTCCGTCATCGAACGTGAGCCGGAAGCACGGCAATTTGACCCTGGGGGCGGCCACGACTCGCGCGAATTGCCACCGGCGATACTTGGTTGGTGCTCGGAACCCAGGGCGTGCGGCGCCCGGGTTCTCCTCGTCGAACGCCAACAGCGGGTCGCCCTCGCGGAGCTCTCCTGCGGTTCGCCACGTGAGGTCGGCCATCAAGACCCGCGTCTCAGGCGCCACACAGAGGTACCGATCGCGGTCGTTGACCGTCTCGATCTTTGCCTCGTGCGGCCGCGCGAGAAGCACCGCGAGCGATCCGGCGAACGGCTCGA